TCGATATTTCTAACTTATCACCCTTTTGGACATAGAAAGGGCTCGATTTTAGATAATGCAAAAAGTCATTGCCGGGTACGTCTTCATGCTCGACTACAAAATACTTTTGTGTCTCATACCCATAAGAGAACTCCTTAATAAGCTCACCCCTAGCCCCGGCTTGTTGGTAAAGGTCTAACCAGACCCCACCTGTGCCATCCCCAGCCCTTGCCAATACCCACCCCTCTGGTCTATACACCCCAGTAGATGTTGGTGCAGTAGGATCGGGAGCAGAAAGCACCTGGCCTCTCTCAAAGCCGACATTTTGTACTATCTCGGCAGGGTAGTTATAATCAAACGTATGCTTGACCGCTTTATAGGGCCTTTGCAGGCTTAACCTGGCATCATCGTTCATAAAGGCCATGTCATACTCGGCTCCAATATCTTTGACCAGAAAGGGCGCATCAAAGGCTATAGGCTCGCCTGTATAGTCGAACTTACAAACCCTCTTTATCGCATAACCAGCCTCATCTGTAGAACGGATAAACCAGACATTCTTTTGCTGGCTGATATCGCAAAACTCTTTCAGTAGCTTTTCGAGTACTGAGTAGCAGTTCTCTAGTTCCCCTATGCTCGTTTCAAAGGTCTGAGCATTAAGGTAAAGCATATTGTAAAAATGGTCTGCTGGCACATCGTATGTAGCCGAGACCTCTAGTAAATTCATTTCCACCCAGATAGGCAGTTGCAGTCCGGTCTTTTCTAAACACCAGCTAATATATTTTATTAACGGATGCGGACCAGTTAAGTATTTTCCCTCGTTATCTGTTAAAGGTAAATCTCTCAAAAAGGCTATGCCATCTGTGGCTATTAGCTCTAAGACATTGGGGTCAGGCTGAAAGGTCTGCCCCAAGTCCGATATTGAAAGCCAGCCAGTAAACACTATCTCTGTGTCTGTACCGACCGCAATCTCTACTTCATATTGATTATCGCCACCACCAGCGAAGGTCATGGCATTGACATCATTGTTAGTAAAAACCCTTAGTCGGCAGCTTTTACTCTTAATGACGGTAAATTTATCCTCTGAGTTGTCAACGGTCTGAAATACGACTGGGGCATCGGCTGTCTCTAGCTCTACCTCTGTCAAATCATTTTCAGCAGTATTTGTAATTTTTATATAGATAGTCTGCTCATTCGGGCTATTGTCCGAATAGTTAACTTGCGTATTAACAAAACTACCTTTGTAAAAATTAGCCATTTACTCTCTGTTGACTTCTTTGTGTTCTTGCGTATGCTAATAATATATCTTGACCTCTTAATACTGACATTCCAGAACCTCCGCTTTGTCTACCAGACATAAATGATCCTACAGAATTATTAGGAACTATAGAACCGCTTACAGCAGGTACGAAAAGCTCTGGTCCTCTTTCTCCAACAACATAAGGGTTACCTCCACTTACAGGACCTCCCAATGCCCTACCAGGCAAACCTTGTCCAAGATTTGCACGAAGTGCTGCCGCTGCTGCAATTAAGCCAATACCAGCAGCTATAGCCAAACCTGGTTGTGTAAATATGCTAGCTAATGCCTTTTTAGTTAATTCAGCTAATCCTCCGACAGCCAACAATTCTTTACCTATAGCTTCTAATCCAGCAGCTAAAATGTTTCCAAATCTTTGAAATGCACTACCAATATCATCCCCAGACAACGCTGCACCTATTGCCTCTCCAACAGAAGTTAAAGCTCCTATCTGAATATTTGCTAGCTGTTGGTTAATACGCTGTAAGGATGCTTCTAACGCCTTCTCATTTTCTTTGAGGGTATTTTGAAAATCTTCTACACTCTGTACAAAGTTAAATCTTAATGGTATTTTTACCTCTTTTGGTTTCGCAAAAGATTTCTTTAACTTCTTTTCAAATTCCTCATTCAATATTTCATCAAGAGGAAATTTAGCAGCTTCTGCTATCAAGAATTTAGTTAGAAATCTTATACCAGGAATTAGTCCAAAATCAATTTCAATCTTTCCTGGTTTTAATTTAGAATCTAAATCTTCGAATGCTTGTGCTAAATTTAATGCAGGAGCTAATGTTGCAAGTAGTTGCTTTTTTAGAGCATCTATTTGTATGGCATAAACATTAGTAGTCCCAATAGCCGCCCTTTCTGCCTGCGTTTGCTGCGTAAAAGCTATAACTCCATCCTTAATTGCCTTATTTTTATCATTGGCAATTTGGGCTAGCCTTGTATCAGAAGATATTTTTTGAAAAGTAGATTTGTTGCTCTTTTCTAATGCTAATCTTTCTTTTTCTTGTGCAATAGACAAAGCAACAATTTGTCTTGCTGTTTCTTGTACAGCTTTTGCTATTTCTTCTTGTAACCCCTTAACTACTGCTTGGCGAAGTAAAGAATCGACAATCTTAACATAGGCCTCATTTATGTTACCTAATGTTATTAATTCGCCTTGTAGATTAGGTAAATATTTAGAATATTCTTTATTTAATAACTCTAATGCCTTAGTCCTATCATTAGTGCTTGCGGCCGTGTTTTGTGCTAATCCAATTATAGATGTTAATTGTACAAGGTCCGTAGATAGGCCTTGCGCCAATTCAGCAAATGCTTCTTTTCCCTTTTGACCTGTATCAGCCAATTTATCACCAAAAAATGTTAAAGCTGATGTAACAGTTGATACTGTTAATAATATACCAGCAGGACCAGCTAATGTGCCTAGCATAGCTCTGAAAGCTAAACCTGCACTTCCCGTTTGTGATCTTAATCTAGTAAATGATTCTACTAGTGGGTCTATGTTATTGGCTACACCTCTTATTCCATAAGGAGCATCTTGGACAACTCTTGTAAAATTGTTTAGAGTAAAAGTTGCTTGATTGACAGTACTAGGTAGCTTTAGTATTTTTGCACTTGCACCTTCTACTTCATTACCTAATTTAGAAGCAGCTCTACCAGTTTGATTTAATTCATCTTGAACTTGATTCAAACCGGCTATGGCTCCAGCTACATTAGCACCAACTTTTATTTCTAATTCAGCCATTCTGCTTTATTCTTTTTAGTGCCTCTTTTTCTCTCTTAGCCTTTAACAATGCTCGCACTTGATCGCTATCTAATTCGGCTTTAGATTCAAGCTGCCAGCTATCCATGACAAACCTCGCCCCATTACCCTTACCTATCAAAGCCTCACATATTAAGGCTGTCTGAAACCTTAATAGGATAGACTCATTCTTTACCTTTTCAACATACCCATTTCTTAAAAGCAGGTACTCATCAGCCTCCAAACCATAAAACTCAACCGGAAGTAGACCTATTTGGCCAAAGGCTTCCGACCTCATTTCATCCCAAGTTAAGGATTTTCCACTTGGGCTGGGGCTTCCCCCTGGTCTTTGGATTTATTAACTTCTACAAATTTATTGATTAAACTTGCGGCATCGGACTCATCCATCGCACCTACCCACTCTTGGACCTGCTCGATAGAAATAAATTCCTTAATGCCATTGACCTTATTATAGCAGTTCAAGCCACCATATACAAGGCCACAAATAAAATCAAATTGCTTGTCGGGCTTGCTTAGAAGCTCAGACATCAACAAAGGGTCGGAAGATGTAGCCTCTCCGTAAAACTTTGAGAACCACATCTTGCCGACATCCAATGTTACTTCTTTACCTCCAATTGTGTGTGTGATTTGTTTCATGTGTTTTAGCTTGCAGGTTCTGTATCAATGTCTCCTTCAATCTCGATGGTCATTGTGAACTTAGCAGTCTGACCGCTAACATTCTGCTGACCGAGAGCTGAAATCCAACCATAACCACCATGATAGATAGTCTCGGCTGAATCTGTCAGATGCCAGTACTTTTTAGTGTTGTTGGCATACAGAGTTTGGAAATCATTGAACGAGGCCTCGTTAGCATCAGGCACAGTGTCCACTACCGCATTCAAAGTGAAACGGTTGTTTTGAGGTCCTAATACTTTCAGAGTTCCACAGTTAGTCTCATCACTAACTACGTTGCGGCTGCCATCGAATGATCCCTCACTCTGGCAAACAGCCGACTTTTTTGCACTACCCGGAGTGTCTGAGTATTCGATAAACATCACACTGCCGGAGATTGTTGTAGCATCTGCCATTTGTTTTTATTTAATTTTGATTAAGAATATGCTCATATCTAAGTAAAAGCCTAAATAGTTTTTCAGAACCATCATCTTCGTAGAGTTCGGTCTCTGATTGAATCGTTATTTGTGTAATCTGGTGGTCTGGTATGGTTATGCCAAAAGAGTTAGGACTGAGGATTATCTCATCATAAATCTCTTGGGCTATATCGTAAGCAATCTTACTGTTACCTAAAGTAGCGAATTTTGTTAGTATATCCACTACAATAACAGCAGATTGAAAAAATGCAGAATTGTTTAGGTCCGTTTGAGTACTACCCTCTGACCTGATAAGTACATAGTTGCCATTTTGATTCAGGGGCACAGCATCCTTATAGACTGGCACAGAAATAACCCCATCTAGGGTTTTGTACCATTCTGTTTTTAGGTCGTATAGTGCAGTTTTAAATGCCATCTAGTACTGTTCTAATATTTTTAGTTATTTGATTTTGTATTATCGGCATTTGCTTGTAAAAGAATGGCTTAGGGCTGATTCCATTTTTATATATTGATCTGGCTATTAAAAAAGCTACTTGATTTACATTCTTATCTTTAGCAATTCCTTTTCTTTTAACCCAGCCTTTTATAGCATCAATTAATTTTATTGCACCACTCTGTTTTTCACCCTTGAACTTCGATGCATATTCTTCTGTTCCAGGGTATGGATTAAACTTACTTTTTGTTCCAAACTCTATAAATGCAGCATAAAATGTGCGAGCAGAAACAACATAATCAAATTTATCTATTTTGTCGTAATTTATGCTCCTCAATAAAGTTCCTCTATCTCCACCTTGACTAGCTAAATCTCTCTTGGCTAATGTTACAAAGTTCATTGCACCTGCTTCAAGTTCAGCATCAACTTCATCTTGAATCTTTTGTGAAGCTCTTTTTACTTCATTCTCAAGATCTGCCAATCCTATGACTAAAACATTAATCAAGCTCGAATATTGCTAATCCAGTTATCTCCCAATTAAATCGTTTCTCATCAATCCTACGGACACTACCTATTGAGTAAGTCTGTCCAAAATACTCTATTCGATAGTCAGGTGTGATATTATATCCCCTAAATGGAATCCTAAAGGTCTTGGTATCGGACATCTCTGTTCTACCATCCCCTTGACTCCTAGACCCACCGCCATCCTCTACCTCAGCCCACATCTTATAGGTTGTTGCTACCGTTTCAGTAGCATCCCCATTAGAGTCAATGGTCTGGGTATATTTTAACAGCTTTATGGGCTTAAGGTTACCTATCATCCTAACCAGTTTGTAGTTTTATATCTACTTGCCAGATTCATGGCCTCGCGGCTCATGCCATCGACATTTTCATCCCCTCTATTGATATACCTATAAGCGACCTCTTTATACATAGCATCCTTTAAGCCTTTAGGTAAGGTAACATAACCAGCCTCGTAAAGCATGGTCATATTCTCGTATTTAGGCCATTTTAGGATTCTGCCATTTAAGGACACCTCAAAGTCATCTGTACTAATACTATCCCCCTCATCATCTTTTACGTTAATGATGGTAGTAACTGGACCAAAGGGAATCTCAAAGCCACCAGCCAAGTTAGTGAACTCAATCTCCCATGTTTTAGGGATTAAGCTCAGGCCAGTAAACTCCTCAATCCTTTCTCTAGCAGACCGAATCAATATTTCTATAATAGCATCATCATCGTTAAAGTCGGATGGTATGCTATCTGATTGATCGATAAACCCTTCAAGTCTGAGGTAGTTTTTAACTTCCTCGACAGTTAAAGGCTCATTGATGCCCGATTCATTGGTTTGGTCATCCCAGTCGATAAGTAAGTTGTACAGCATAGAGATTTATTAAAAAAAGGGGCCAGCCGAAACCGGCCCCACCACATCAAACCACAGCACCTATTTTAGATATTTCCAAAATCACCGTAGATGATCGCATCTGTGCGGAGGAGGTTGATGTCCTCAAAGCACTCAACACGAGCAGTTACAAGGTTTCTTTGGAAGTTGTCGCTATCCTCATAAGAGAACTCAACACGCAGACCTTCAGTCTCAACACGCTCTACATAGTTAGAGTCGATGATCAGACACTTGTCATCAGTAACCCAAGAGGCACCGATTACAGGCACTCCAGCGATACGTACGTTACCAGCGGGGTCGATAACAACACCACCAGGTACAGAGTAGTCCATAGGCTTAGTTTTGAGCAAGCGAGCCCACTGCTGGTAAGATACCAGAGCAAATGAAGCATCGAAGTCAGCAGCCAATTGGTTAGCAATCCAGTCAACCAGTTGCTCTACATCAACAGTTGCAGAGGTAGTAGTAGAACCAGTAGCACCTTGGCTAACAGCAGCAAAGAAAGTGCTGTTCTCTTTCTTGTAGAAGTCACGGAGCAACATACGCTGCAAAGTGTTCTGTAAGAAAGGCAGTTGGAACATCATCTGCTTAGAGAAACGAGCAAAACCAGCGATGTAGTCAGATACAACTTTAACCTCAGTCAGGTCGTAGTCAATCTGGCTCTTAGGATTACCCTCTGATTGCTTCTCGATAGAACCATCTGTACCAGTCTCACGATAGGTAACATAAAGTCCGGTAGGAGATACAGCAGTAGGAACCAAGTCGCGGAAGTTGATCTTCTGAGCAGGAACCAGACCTTGACGCTGATTGTAAGTAGCAACACCATCGCCAGTCAAGCTAGCAGTGGTAGTCATTGTACCAACAGTCTTAAGGTCGATTACGAGCTTAGCATTCTTGTCCTTTTGGAAATGCTTGATTTCAGCTTGCTTAGACTCGAAAGCCTCAGCGATAGCTTCGTTGTAAGCCTCACCGAAAGACTTGTTCTTGTTGTCAACTTTCTTAGCTGACTTCTCAGCAATCAGTTGGTCAAGAGCAGCTTGGTTTTTCTTAGAAGCCTCATCCATAGTAACAACAGCAGCCTTTACTTCAGCTACTTCGTTTTTAACATCAGCGATAGCAGCCTCATTGGCAGCCTTCATCTTTTCTACTGACTCGGTAGCTGATTTTACCGCAGTCTCGATGCTTTTCAATTCATCCATTGTTAGGAATTTAATTTAGTTAATAGATTATTCAAATTATGCTTAAGTCCACTTAAGTCAATCTCCGGCTCCTTGGTTTCTGGAACTGCTTCTGCGGGTTCCTCTACTTTAGGAGTGGATTCAATAGATATAAGGGATTTAATTGCCTCGTTTATTTGTGCTACTCTGATCTCGATAAACTCAAAAGCCTCATCAGAGAAGCGGCCATCTTTCAATGACTTTAAGAGCATACTAAGCTCTTTAGACAGTTTTTCATGCTGGCTAATAACCTCCTCGGTTGACTTACCTACTTCGATTGTAGGTGTGTTGATATTAGCACCCCACAATACAGCAGAACCTTCAAAAAGCAGAATCTCTTTGATGAGGTTGTACTCGCCCTCTACACTTTTCTGGTTCTCTTGCTTAATAGTTCTAAAGCCTACTGAGTGCTGGTTAATATGACCAGACTTGTAGAACTCTAGGACATCGTTGCCCCATGTAGTGTTTGGCACATCGGTAATTCCTACCAGATAGTCCTTTTCTACATACAGCTCAGAGAACTTGCCAATGGCTGACTTTAGACTAGGATTGTGGTCTGTTAAGTGCCAAATAAGGTTTGCACCTTTCGGACCTCTTTCTGTTAGTGTCTTAGTGTAGGCATTGTGGTCGATGACATCATTGTCAAAGTCCTTACTGCCCATCTGGCTGATAGCTACCTTTACCTTTCTAGTGGTAGTGCTAACATCCTGCACCGAGTTGCTTACTGTCTTTTGTTCAAAGTATCTTTTCATATTCAATATTTTGGGAGGGTTGACCCTGGTTATTATTTCATGATTCCGCAGTACTGGCCGTAGCCGATCAAGCACCTCCCCTGTTTATTAATCTTCCTCTAGTATCTCTTTTAGGTACAACAATATAAGAGCATCTGCAATTTATGACCATCGCTGCCGAGCCACCGGGAGCTAGAGGATATTCTATATTTTCTCCACTCCTAGGATCGACGAAGTTGTCATAAAAGTCAACCACCTGACCATCCATGTGAAAGTGGTCTTTAGGTTGCTTAGGGTTAAAACCTCTGGTCCTAGAATCTCTAAAGGCAATCCACTCTTTAACCATTTCGTAGTTAAATGATTCGGCTGCTGCCTTTATTCCAGTGTTAGCCGCCCGACTTACTTCAGTCCTAACAATCCTTTCGGCTTGCATGGCTGTAAATCCAGAAACTTGCAGAATCTTTATAATCTCATCCACTGACTGCTCTTTTATGATAGCATTCTGTAAAACGAGTATTAAATGGTTTCTAAGTGTCTCTGAGGTTTTGACTACGGCATATTGAAGCAAGGTCCTTTCTAGTTCATCAATGATAAACTTAGTCCAGGTCTCATTGCGACTTTTTTGCCCTATCTCTTTTCTAATGAGCTTATACATTTCATTAGCATGATAGACCCCCACTTGCTTATAGATTCCCTCTATTGGTTTGTAGAGCTCATCATTCCAAAGTGTAGTCCTAAGGCGGGTTTGCGCTAGTCTAGCCCCATCTCTCTTTATTGTACCTATCAAAGAACTAACAACCTTATCTAGTTGTGTCTTGACCTTAGGAAAATGCGTTTTGGCAAACTTTCGATTGGTTCTCGAAAAGTTCTCCGCATACTCTTTTCTCTCTTTGTCGGTCATCCATCAACCTATTTTTTAGAGCCAATCGCTTGGCATCCATTTTTGCTTTATATAATGCACAACACCTTTCTCTTTTTGTTACCGGGTAGGTTGTGCGGACAATCTCATCAATCGTCATTCATTTCGTCGTTTTCCTCCTCATCTTCGACCTCATCTTCGACTTCGTTTACGTCGCTGAGGTCCATGTTTGGAGTTTCGTACTCACTAAGTGGCATACCATCTTGGGGAGTAATCCAAGGCTCATCAAAGAGAGGATTGTCTATTCTTTCTAGTCCTAAATGCATTCTTTGCTCGTTAGGGCTCAATGCTTTCAGAGTTTTAATCCAGTTGGACTTTTCGACTACATCCTCTTGGAGTTCGGTAAATACCGTATGGTCAAAGTCTATATAGACATTCTGACCTTTATAACCCCAGTCTGTTTGTAGCTTTCTGTTAAAGTGGTTACGGAATGAAACTAACTGAGGCATAGCACAACGAGTTGTAAGGGCTTTTTCAGCCTCTCTTACGTTGTTATATGTGCTAGACTCAGAATCGCCTACCAGTTGGCTAGGTACGCCATAAACAGAGCTAAAACGCTTTAGATCCCATTTTTCAGAGTCTATAATGGATAGCTCTACTGGGTTAAGTCCAACTGACTGCCAGCCCATCTTATAACCAGATACACCAATGCGGCCCCAGTTCTCTGAGCCTACCCATTCTCCCTTGCCTACTAGTTTACTCTTAATAGCCTCTACTTGCTTTCTTGTATCCGCTACATCTACCCCACCACTCATTACCCTCGGATCATCGACATATAAGACACCTTTTACCCCTTGGTTCTCTAGCATGGCAGCACTGGCTTTGATAGCCGAGTTGCTTCTGCTCAATCTTCTAAGGGCAGCCTTTAACGGACTCATTCCGTAAAGATGGGCTCCGTTTATATCCCAGTCATAGTTTTGGTACTTATCGTGCAAAACCTGACTTTTAGGGAATAAGGCATTACTAAGGACCGGAATCATGTAACCCTCCTCTACAATAGGAAACATATTACTAGAAGCAATAATGTTTACTTCTTGGTAGGGTAGGTTGTGTAGTTGGTATGGTTTACCCTGGTTGGCTCCCATGTCTAGCATCTGAGCCCAAACACAACGCCCACCAGTTATAAGTTTATATCCAGTTGAGTTAGCTACTAAGTCCTGAAAGGTTTCGTAGTCGTTAGGGTATCTTAAAAGCTCAGTCAAGCGGTCCACATAGATTGGCTCTAATGCCTTACGCTTGTAATCCATCGCCTTTTGGAAATCCTCAGTAGATATATCCTTGCGCCTCATCAATCCCTGGTAAGACTTAAAAGCAGCCTCATCGATCACCTTATAAGTTGACCATTCGGGTAACTTAACCTTATCAGTAATTAATGTTATTGTAGAATAGAGAATATCGTTAACCTGATAGCCATCCCGGATATAATTGGTCCGGTTGTCAGTAATCCCGACAAAGGTCCCGCCTGTTACCTGATAAGAGGCAAAGGGCTGACCTACCGGCATCATCGGCACTGCCTTTTTTGTTAACGCTTCCCACGCTTCTTTAATTCTACCCACTTTCTTTATTTTACCAAGCCATTATCTGAAACCTAAGCTTGTTTAGTTTCGTGTAAATTGCATACCGCATCGCATCGCATAAGTGGTCCCACATCTTCACCGGCTCCTCATTTTGATGGACCTTACCATCCTTATCTACCTTCCAACGATAAGACCGAATCTCTTTTAACAGGTTAACGCTTCCGGGGCTTATATAGAGGTCCTGAGCCTTCACCTTTTGGATTCCTGCGTAAACATCCTTAGAAGCAGGTTTGGCGTTAAATCCAGCTCTCGTAAGCTCCTCAATCGTTTTAGGTTCAGCATTATCGCAAAAAATCTCTACAGAGCCGTTAATACCTAGGTCCTTCATCCGTTCTATTAAATCGTTAGTAGTTAGTTTCGTTTGATATATCACCTCCTCAACAAAGGTTTTTTTATCCTTAAAACTGACCTTTACTAATGCTGTGGGCACTGAGTACCCAAAGTCCAGCCCGTACACTAACTCTCCTTCCTGGAATTCGCCTAGCTTCCAATGTGTGTATATTATCTCTAGGCTTTTCCCTCTCTCCCCTAGTCCGTACACCTTCCAAAGGTTGGCATCGGCATATTGGAGCGATTCTATTTCGTTCACCTGTTCAATCGGCAAAAACGGGTTATCCTTGTAAGTCGAATGTATTAACAAGTTTCCTTCCTTGTCGGCTACGTCATACACCCAGCTTGATTCGTCTACAGGGTTAAAGTCTAGGAATATCGTCTTTCGTGTTCTAAAAGCCAATTGCTGGTATATCGATTGACTGAGTAGGTTAGCTTCGTTTATATAGAGAATATCCCTTCCCGGTCCCCTTACCTTCCCTGCATCCTCAGCCCCGAAAAACTCGATGTAACTGCCATTTGGATAATTATAAATATTATCCGTTTTATTGAAGGCCTCATCTGAGTATAAGCCGGCTTTCTCCAGTATTTCCAGAACATCCCTGCGGGCTCCCCGTTTAAGGTGAGGCAACGATGGGCTGACGATTGATATACTTACTTTTTCCTTGTGCGGTATGTAAAGAGCTAAAAGCTGAGCCAGTGAGTAGGTCTTTCCGGACCTTGTCGATCCCTGGTTAGCTATTACCCGGTAGCGTCTCTGATCGTACGCTTCCCGGTTCATCTGAAAGACCTTCGTGTATTTTACTTTGATCTCCCTCATGTGGTTGTGTGGTTGCCTGTTCGAAAAGTATATTTACTCCCCCTTCGTGGTTCATGCTTATAAACTGCCGTGCCTTGCCATATCCCCTGTTCAAAAGCAGCTCAGCGGCCTTTACGTCGCCTTTTGCGGCCTTCTTTAGTAGGGCTTCGATGATTATCTCCATCCCGTCCCGGCCTTCTTTATTCGGTCCCAGAATCTCAGCCATGAGCTTATCCAGGTCGGGCAGCTTCTTCGGTCTCCCGTTAGGGTTACCTGACTGACCAGGCTTCCATTTTGTATGCTCGGGGGGTATTGGCAATTCCCTGATATTTTCGTGTTTCTATGCTTGTTTATCTACTTTCCGGGCTTATTGTACTATCCCGGTATTTTATCAGAATAAGATGCCCTAATATACTAAATTTTTTAGACATAAGGAAATTTACTTATTCACATTTAGGTATTTATTTTTTCAAAAATACGTGTACTTATTTTGCATAATGTTAAAAGATATTGTATATTTGTGGTGTTATTTAATCAATCATTAAAAAATCAAACAACATGAAAAATCTTAACCATTCCATCCGCTTCGTATCTGTCAACATTCGCTGGTATTTCCGTGATTTCTTTAGTATTCAGAACGGCTATGCTGTTCTATCTTCTAACTTTTAATTTTTAACCTATGCGCGACGTCATTAATCTACTTATCGTTTTGCTGGCCGTTTGTTACGTGATCAGCTTTGTGCAGGACATTTTTAGTAAATAACCTCAAAAACCTATTGCCATGAAAAAAGTATTTTCCAGTCATTCACAGCTTGCCCACGTTTGGGCTAATCAATTACAAGAATCCGGCCGGGCCTCAAGTATGTTCTTTGAGGGTCCGGTAATTTATTCATACGGCTATCATTATGAGATCGCCCGCTTTATTGATGCTCCCAACGGGCAAAAATTCTGTTTTGTTAACGCAAACGGCTATAGCAACAGCACGGCCAAACACACTAGCCATGTGATTAACGCTATCCCTGATGGCATCCCCACATTTAGAGTGCCTTTCGTTCGTAATAGTCAGGGAGTAAATAACAAAATATCGCTTGAGACTTTGCCGGCTGTTATTGATAAAATAAAAGAGAATATTACTGATTTATTAGCAAAACAAGTAAAAGCCCGTACCGATTTTCGATATTTTGTGGATGCTAGTAACTTATTAGATGATGCAAACGAAATTTGCCAGGCGTTTAATATTTTCCCTTTGTGTTTAGTGGATTTTCCTTTGTGGTCAAAAGCTAGGGAAAAAAGCGTATTAATTAGAGAAACACAAAACCAGCGTGAGGAGCAAAAACGAGCTAACCAGTTACAAAAAGACCTTGAAAATCTGGATAAATGGCTGAATAATGAATATAACGGGACCCTGTACAATTTACCCGTTTATTTTAGGCTTATTTCAGATGGTAAGATGGTTCAAACATCCCGCGGGGCTGTAGTTTCTAAGGATGCGGCTGTATTGTTATACAAAAGAGCTACAAACGGCCTAAATATAAGAGGTGAAAAGATAGAAGGTTTTTCAGTGCTTGAAAATAACCCCGACACCATCAAAATCGGCTGCCATGCTATTAACTGGTCAATCGCAAACGAGTTTTTTAGTAGGTTAACTGATGAGGCTTAAATAGCCGAAACGGCCTTCGGGCCGTCTTAACCAAATCTTTTTTTATGCTTGACATTATCAAACATTTAGAAGCTATGAGGGGCCAATATATCGCCCTGAGCTTATGGCCAGACCTGCAAAAGACCATACAACCGGAAGGCAACATTTTGAAGATCAACGAAGGCCGGGGAGGCGTTTTTTACAACGTCTCGGAAGCTTTTTACGATGAGTTAGTAAATATTTACGATTCACGTTATAAAAACTAAACACATGAAACACAAAAGCATCCAAATTGCCGAGAAAGTCGGCCACGAGTTTACCGAGTTTTGCCACCATTTTGATAAAACATTGGAGAAAGACTGGAAACGCTTCGCAGCCGACGAAATGAGCTTCCCTGTCTTTTGTTACGTTCAATATGTTTTGGCCTTGGAGCACATCGCAAAAGATAATGAAAAGTATTTGCCTAAATTCTAAGCCCTACGGGGCTTTTTTTTGGCCTTTATTTAATTTGTAGTATGTAACTAACCTTAAAAATATATGCCCTAAAATCGCCTAAATATAACCCCTGGGCCGCAAGGCTGCCTAAGTGTAAATACTAGCCGTGAAAATACGTATAAATACGGGCCGTGGAAATATACGCCAGTGGAATTTTTACCCCGTGGAAATGTAGCCGTGGAAATTAAAAAGTACGCCGTGGAAATTAAAATGAAACGAACAAGGATAAAACTAAAACAAAAATTTTACTATTTTTATCTTATTTTGTTCTAATTGATAATCAACCATTTATACCCCGTGGGAATACCCCGTGGAAATTAAAAAGAGGGTAGTGGAAATATCAGTTGTCAAGGATTACTTGACCATTCGGATAATATCCGAACTAGCTCTAACATTATACCCTGACCTCCCGGTGTCTGTAATGGATGCACTCCATCTAGACATTTAACCTCCAATGAAGCATCAGCAGGACAGAATAAGTGTTTTGCTTTAGTCAACATAGGTATATCCCATGCAGAATCTCCTATGGCTATTTGATAGTCAAAGGGTATAGATTCCTTATTTCGTATTATATGTAACTGAGCCCCAGACCTTCTAAGGTATTGCTCTGCACCGGGCCAACTAGATGCAGTTACTAAGTGGATCTGATACCCCATGGAAATAAGCTCTTTTATGGCTCCTATGTCCTTGTTATTAAAGGACTTAATGATATTGCCTTGGTGGTCAACCCATATCTTGCCATCTGTTAGGCAGCCATCTATGTCGCAGCAGATTACCATAATTATTTTTTTACTATCCAATAATACCAATCCCTACCTAACAAATTTACAATAGCAAACTTATGAGGAGGCCATGCAATGATTGACTTTTCTTGTTTTCCTAAAATAACCATTAGGCCGTAATCGTCTAAAGATATATCCCACTGATGGAAGCCTTGCCAGTTCTCATGACTAGCCTCGTTAAAAAAACCTTGTACTATTAGGTAGCCACCGGGCTTTACAGCTTGTAGGAGGCAATCTAAAGCTTTTCTAGGGTTCTGGGTGTGATCTAAAGCATTTGAGATGTGTACGATGTCAAACTCATTCTTAAAGGCTAATTCCTCGGCTGGGATGGGTAGTGGGGCTACTAGTTTGTTTCTTTCGAAGTCAAATACTAGTTTATAGAGGTCTCCTAAAGGGTCGCAAGGGGTTACATCGACTAATCCATTAAGAATAGAGCAAACCCCTGAGCCTACATCTAAGACTGTTTCATGTGGAACGCTTTTGATAAATTCTGCTACCTCATCGTTTAATTCTGGTGTCTTTAATCGCTTTACCCAGCCTTGCATAAATCTTTCTGTCTTTACAAAGCCTTGCCAAAAGTTCAGTTCATGGTAAATTCCATGTAGTTCTAGTGTTGTCATAGTTTTTATTTAGGCCATAGTTTTTGTTGCCAATCCTTTCCGTATTTCTGTATCATGTGTCTTTGACTAATGGGTGTCCAGTAGTTTCTCAGTTGCTTTCTCAGTTGCCCTATGGGATGCTCTTTCTTGTTTCTAAGGTAAGTATGCCCTATAATCTGAGAATGATGCACTCCGACCTTATTAGGCTTAATTCTATGACACCAATCCAAATCCATGTAGTAGTAGGGTAGCATCTCATCTAAAGGATGCAAAGCAAATAGCTCTGCATTGACCATTGGAGCTGTCCATTCTATAAAAGGTGTCTCTTTAGGTTCGTGTCCATTAGGCCATTGAAATCTATGGTCTGAACCTGGCATAGCCGGATGGATAGCACCCCAGCCTAGTCTATCGCAAGCCATTGCTAGCTCGTAAGGCATCTGAGGCTTAAAGGTAACATTAGAGACAAACCAATAGTAGTCTGCCTCTTTATCTGTCTTTAGGATTGTATTGTAAGCCCTAGACATATTGCCTACTCCATCTCTACTGACTATCTCATAAGGTAAGCCAGTCTCTTGTATGCATTTTAGAGTATCTAACCACTCTGGCTCTAAATATTCTAGAGCTACAATTACAATTCTCATTTTATTGGTGTTAGGTGGACAATTAAGTTACCATCTTTAGTTTCTATGTGTAGGATAGCCCAGTATTTGTCTGTGTAGCCAAATTTAGGAGCCTCAGAGATGGTGAAGTAATTTATAAAAGTATGCTTTCGGTAGCATCTTATGTGTGTAGGATCGGCAAATTGCAAGTCTGGGTTTGCTCCTGCTTCTGGTGTTTCTATGTATAAAGCACCACCCTTTTTTAGTATGCGATGGCTTTCATTCATAAAATCTAGTAAACTATTAAGATGCTCTACTACATGAATAGCTACTACCTCAGTCATTGAGTTGTCCTCGAATGGCCAAGATGTGATATTTAAGTCATGCACTACATCTACGTTGTCAAACTTGCGACAATCTAAGAAAATGTCATTCTCTCTTTTAGGCCAGTTAGGACCGCATCCTACTATAAGCTGCATAAGATTTGATTGATTTTATCCATCCAATAATCCCAAGTATAGGTCTCTGTGTGCTTGCGTATGTTATCGCTTTTCTCTTTTAGGTCAATAGGGTTGTTTATAGCAAACATTGTCGCATCAAATAATTTGTCATAAGAGTAGCCAGTTTTATAACTATTAATCTCGTTTAAGTCATCGTCGCCTTCGATTATACCTCTTATTGTTACTGTACCTTTTGTGCCAGCTTCTAAGGGTGCAGTTGATCTAGCATCGTACTTTGTGGCTTTTATCATTATTGTAGCTTCCTGATATAGCCTATTCATTGTATCTAGGTCTGGCTTTACTACATATTCTGTGTAGATATTGTCTTTAGCTTGATGCAAACCAAAGCCTTTTATTGTCCATCCTTTCTCTCTTAGGTTTTTGGCCACTTGCACTGCTATCTTTTCTGTGTCTTTAGCCATGTTAGTAGGCTCAGGCGATTCTAATAAAGCTATCTTGCCCTCTTTCGGTTTATGGCTTATGGGAAAGTCATTAAGATTAACTCCGTTACCTACATAGTTTATTGGTCCTTTTCTTTTATAAGTATTTTGTAGCATCCTAATATTCCACTGGCTAATTGATATTAAAGGATACTTAGTAGTGTACAAAGTAAAGCAGCTATCAAAGAATGATTTGTTAGTTAAGTTAAACAGATGCTCTAGCATTTGCAAAAAGACTATTTTCTTAACTGGCTTGTCTTTTGCTAATAGGTTTGCTCCATGCGGACTTGTAACGATTAATAGGTCTGAGGTAGCTAGTAAAGAGGTTGTATTTACAATCTTGCAAGTAATGCTCATCCAGTCGCACCTAACTGGACCGGCTTGGTTGTATAGTATAACCTTATGCCCATAAGCCCCTAATCTATTTGCCCATTCATTTATGACTCTTATGCCGCCATGTCTAGAGTTTATGTTTGGGCTTTGTATAAAGATTCTCATTTTTCGTAGATTGACTTATCTGGATATAATTTGTGCATTAAGACCTTAAAATCGTTATTGACTGTATATGCTCCAATAGAGAAAAAAGTCTTGCCCACTAACTTACCTTGCCATGTGCTTAGATTGTACTGATTGCTTAACTTAAAGTCTGCCATATACTCAAAGCCGCCTTCCATGTTTCTAGTGTAGGCTGATTTTATGACATACTCTTGCTTCCAGTCTAAGTCTAATAGCTTACCAAACTCTTTAGCATTGTAAACTATCGGAACGTGAATGTCTGTATAAAGGTCATTGCATCCCGGTAGCTTGGCTGTGTTTGTGATGGCTCTTTTATACAATCCTGTTGCCTTTTCTGCCCACTGACTGCATAAACCATCATACCAATACTTAAATTGATCTACTCGCAAATCTTTAAGCAAAAAGTGGTCATCGTTCCAAAAGATAAAGTCCTCTGTATTGGTCATCTCGCAGCCAGTAAGTATCTTTTGAAAGATGCTAAAGTTCTTTCTGCCTGGCACATCATCTATATCGTAGTGATCAACATTCTTTATCCATTTAGGTCGTTGGCCTATCAAAAGAATCCTACCTGTATGACCTTTGAGGTGTTTTTCTATAGACCTAAGAGCATATCTCAGCTCATTGTCCATCCACCGGCTGCCCGTTCCCAGTGCTATTACTATGTCCATCTTGCATTAATTTATCTAAAATTTCTGCTTTTATAGCTTGGGTTAAGCTACCGTACTTATTGACAATCAATTCTTTCTGTGCTTTTGTAAGGTAAGCACCTACCATGTGCACCTTCAAATGTGCAGGTAATGGTTTACGACCTGGTTTTAATTTTTCCATACAGCAAATATAAATAAAATAAAAAAAAGAAAAAATATTTTTGGATATGTTGAAAAGTTTATTATCTTGCACTCATAAACGATTTAACCATGACAATAACCCTAATCACATCAAAAACCAGAGCCATCCACATCTTTGAATCTGGACAAGGCTACTATGAAGCAGAACTATTTGAACCTACCGACAAGATGTATTCAGACCAAACTGGAGTCCGTTTAACTTTTAAGGAGTGGATGGATGCCGAAGCCATTGCCCTTATTATGTTTCACACTGGAGTATCTTATGGGCTTGATGCTGGCATCAAAGTATTTACCCCTACTTACAAACCTAACCGATATAAGGTCAATGATATTATGGGTTTAGCCCATGATTGATGGCAAGCAATAGGTAAACCAACCCCTGAATTTCTATTCGGGGGGCATTTTTTTAACCCTTAAATTCTACACATGAAAACAACTTACCCCAACCACCCAATGCGAGACTACAACGAATGGATCGCAGCGGTTCACAACTATTTTAGAATGACAGCAGCAGAGTATGTCCGTAACAAGTACATTAGACAATTTACCCCTTTTCGTATTGACTCAGATGGCAAA